AACAGGTAGGTACTAGATGAAGGTGTAACTGTCAATGTACCGTCAGTAGTGATTGTCTTGAATACACTGTCACCAGCCGCGTCATAAACCCTTATCATATTAGCCGTGTTTGGTGCAACTATTGGGAACGACAAGGTGTACTGAGCCGTAGTAGACTTAGCAGCCATCGTCACACCTTGCACACCAGCAGACTCGTTGTAAACGATAACTGAACCGGTAGCCATCTTAGCTGCTACACCAGATGCCTGTGTCCACGAGAACGTCTTGGTTGTGTTAGAGTACACAGCAGATGCAGTCACACCTACTTGTCCGTAGTCACCACCGATCGTACCCACTGAGGAGATGTTGATACCTGTTCCTGAGGTAATCTGGACTGGTACGCCAGAGTCATTAACCCAGTACAAGTCACCGTTAACAGAGTATATACCGTTGGCGTCAGTCGGTGTACTAGGTGCAGCAGTCAAGTCAGTAAACCTAACGCCACCTGCGTCCACTATGCAGTACTCATTAAAGGCATAGTTACCACTTATAAACACAGCAGCCTGTGATAAGGTTACTCCATTACCAGTAGTGTGGTTGTGGGCATCTATGATTGAGAAGTTGTTGTTAATAGTATTAGCCCACGTTGGACCAGGAGTGGTCAGTGGGGTTTGTAACTCGAGTTCCATGTTTAAGGTTTCTGACATTGCCTACTCCTTAGTAGATTACCAGTGTTATGGTTGCGTTACCACTAGATTGAAGATTCATGTTGGTTGACGTGTGAGCCACCGTGTTCCAAACTCTCACATCAGTATTACTTCTTACTATATAGTACCCTCTAGGTGTGCTACCAAGGGAGTGAGGAAAAACATTTAGTCCTGTTTTGACGGATACCTCTAACTCTACGCTGCGGATACCAGGTCTCCCCATTATAAAATCTAAACACTCCTTGACAGAGCCTTGTATTCTGGACAACACTGAGTCTGGTGTGTGCACATTTTTATAGAACGGGAAGCCCATGGAGAACTCCTTACCAGGGGAACACTGCGTTAAAGTTGGGGTAGTTAGCCGAGTAGCTGTCCGTTACCTTCTCAGGTTCGTTGACGTCACGGTTAGTAACATACTGGATGATGCGCTGCTTGATAACTTCCCGTTCAGCCATTAGCACAGACACGTCAGATTCCTCTTTAAGGAGGACATTGATTGCTGCGTCTACTATCAGGTAGTCGTCATACATTGCCATCCTGATGTCCAGGGAAGATGATTCACCTGTACCTGGAGCAGAAAGAACCAGCTTCTTGGGCAGTGGAACATACCACAGAACAGCAGTCTTAGCTTCCTTGGGCTTCGGGATGAACTTCAGGTTGGTGTCCACCACGTGGTACTGGTAGATGGAAGCAGGAATGTGAGGTGCGTATATGGTTGTTTTGTAGCGGTTGCGCTCGGTAAACTGGAACCTCTTGAGGGAAATAGCGCGCTCTGTGTCTATGTTCAGGTCTACACCTAACACCTTATAGAAGTCACTCGGTAAAGCATAGGCATCTATGCCACCTAATATACTGACATCTATTGAGTTTACAAAGTAATTCTCGTTTGTTCCCACCACCATGTCGTACAGCTCTGTGTGTGCACGGTTGAGCAGGTCAACGATCTCTTGGTCTGTAACAAACTGACAGTTTTCCATATTAGAACGCTTGCGAACAAGATCAACAAGTTCGGTTACGGTTGGGTTGAAAGCCATTTAGTGTCTCCTATGCGAAGATGGAGAGACATTTGTCTCCCCATCTATAGTGTTAAATTGATCAGTTTCTATTAATCTTCCACACCTTCATCTTCAAGCATCTCACCAGATTCACCTTCACCTTCATCAGCGTCGATGTCCATGCCTTCTTCAATTGCCTGATCAATACACTCATGTAACTGAAACATTGCTTTAACCAGGAGTTTAGGATCTTCAGACTTGATGGCGCGGATAATGCGGTTAGCACAAACTTCCATCTGGTCCTTGAGCCCAACTTCCTCTTCAACTTCGTCAACAGATCCCATGTCCTTCTCTAACTTGGTAACAGTAACAGTGGGACCTTTCTTGGCTGCTAAAACCATTGCTCCAATCTTCTTATTCTTCTCGTCCAATAGTCCCAACATAGTTATTCACCTTTACCCTTCACCGTGCTATTGCGAACAACGATGTTGAAGAACACCACTGATCCGCTAGCAGGGTCAGCTGCTGATCCAGCAAAGTCCAAGCACAACACAGGGAGAGCTGCGCCAGCCTGCACGTTACCGTCAGGAGAAACATCTGTCAACATTACTGTAGCAACACCAGAAGCTGTAGCGTGAGCAACCTGGAAGTTGATTCCCAAGAAGCGGTCAAAGCGGTCATCCAATACGATCTCGTAAGCGCCAGTTCCAGTTCTCGTCACTGACTTGATTCCTGAACCCTTAAGTCCAGATACTGCGCCAGTAGAACCAACTGCGAAGCGACCTTCAAGGATCACTACTTGTTTCTGAAGAGCCATTACTTTGTCAAAAATTCTGCTTGCCATGTTATTTACCCTTTCTGAGGTATATGTGTAAAGTGGAAAGGGACCTAGTTGCCTAGGTCCCAGTTAGGCTTAGCGGAGTTTACCGCGGCCGTTCCATCCTGGAGCTGCACATCCAAGTTGGTGATACGAGATAACGCGTGCAGTCACTGCGTCATCGTTGGCTTCACGCAGAACGCGTTGGCCGTCAGCCTGGAACAAGCGGACGGGTTCGCCACGGGAGAGGAGGTACCAGGTCTTCATGTCGAGCATGAAGGCTTCACCAACGGGGCAGTCACGGTCAGCAAGGACAGTGATCGTTCCACCGTTACCGTTAAGAACCATACCGCGGAAGCTGATAGCAGCCTCAGAGCCGGCTTTAACGTCAACATACATAACCTTCGTGCCAAGTTCCTGTTTGAGCAGGTTCCAGTCAGTGTGGTTAAGGAAGCAGTGAGAAGGTTTGCCACCTTCACGAGAGATACGGGTTTCAAGAGCGATAAGAGCTTCTTCCATGTTCTTACCAGAGAGGTCCATGTAGATACCAGCAAGACGAGACTTGTCAGAGCTACGGTTCACGTTGAAGAACGAGTCGTTAGAAGCAACAGAAGTGGGAAGCCATGCTTGCAAGCCCTTCATCTTAGCATCGTAGTCGCCTTCGATGAAGATGTACTGGTTAGCAGCAAGGTCAGCCGCAGTAGCCGTTACAGCAGAACCACCCTGAGAAGCAGCAACCTGGAGAGTACCATTGTCACGGTCAATAGCAACCACGAAGGTCACAGTTGTTCCTACAGTTCCACCGCCGTCTGCAGAGTCACCCACAAGAGCCTGACCAACTTCAAAGTTCACAATGTCTTCAGGGTTGGAGAGGGTGATAGTGGTAGATCCACCAGACTGGGTAGACACAACGCGTCCGAGAGAACCTGAACCGCTACGGAAAGCAGCGATCGAGAGCTTGCGGGCCACCTGGTCCATCGCGCCGTCGATTTCAAGGGTAAGAGCGTTGAGGAATGCACCGCGGTCATTAGAAGCAGCTTCAAGAACTTCGTTAGCAATGGAAGCCACTGCATATTCCTGAGCTGTGGTCAACAAGAAAGCCTTGAGCTTCGAGTTGGTTTTGTTAGCTACAGCTTTAGCAAACGAGCTAGAAGCACCTTGGGGGTTACCATAGATCAAGGGGAGTTTCTGCACTTCACCAACGAAGTCAGTCTTCTTCTTCAAGAGAGCGAAGAAGGGACGGTCGCGGTATACAAGAGATTCCACCATTGCCTTGTCATAGTACTGCTTGAGCATCGGCTCAGCAAATGAAAGCGAAAGATCAGCCATTTTAGTATCCTTTATGTTAAAGTATTGGGTTCCTTAAACCCATTAGTTATTGTTTCGTGCCAAGATTGCCTTAATCCGCGCGTCCCTATCGAGCGGGTCAGCAGTCTGAGTCTTGGGTGCAGGTCTGTTACTAGACTGCATCCTGTTTACAGAAAGCGTTGATGGCTCATCTGACTGATGGTTGTCCACTTGCTGAGTCTCGTCTTCTGCGAATATCTTCTTGAGCTTGGCTACCTTAGGGGTTTTGGCTAGCTGTTGCTCCAAGTAGGATTCGACGTACTGACAAGCTGTGGGTACATCCAGCATCTCTCCAGTTTCCTCATAGTTAGTGCGTATTGTATCAATAACTGCTTCTTGCATGTTAAAAGTGTTAATCAATTCAAATGTTTGGGACTCAGTTTTAGCGTGTTCCGTGATTTGATCCAAGAGCATCTTAGAGTACTTAGCCTCATTCTCTTTTTCTATGCGTTCTTCTTCCTCCTGTTTCTTCTTGAGTGCTTCTGCTTCTGCCTGTTTTTGGGCTTCCAATTGGGACTTGATTGCCTTAATCTCTTCTGCCATCTGCTCGTCAGGTGTCTTGGGCAAGGATGACTTGAACTTGTCAATCTGGGCATCAGCTATGGAATCAAAGCCTATACCAAAGTGTTCCTGCAGGTAGTCGAGTATAGCCACTGGATCATCTTTCCAGTTGGCTGAGGCTTTCTCGTATGCCTCCAGTTTAGCCACACGTTCCTTTAGTGCTGCTTCCTTGTTGCGGATCTCCTTTTCCCTTTTAGAGAGGGCAGAGAACTTCTTGGAGAACAAATCCTCAGGATTAGGTTTGGCAGGTTCTGCAGGTGGTGCATCAGCGGGTGGCGCTGCGTCTGCTGGTTGTGTATCGGTGGTGAAGTTACCCTGTGGGGTAGCTGCATCATCACTGGTTGGGACTGGACCTGATAAGGTCGATAGGTCGAGGGCCATAGGCGAAACTCCTTAATATGGGAATAGCTAGAAGACTGCAACATGCAGCCATATATAGTATACCTTATTGCAAAGGTTAAGCGCGCAACAACCCAAATGTGTCACCCTGTACCGGGACAAATTTTGATTTCTAGATGGGCAAAAGAAAAAAGCCAATCAAATCAACGATTGGCTTTTGGAAGTTCCTTTTGGCGGGACCGGAATTAAACCGGCGGAAGAACTGGCGGGATTCCTGCTTCGGGAGCAGCTTCAGGCACAGCGGTGGGTAACGTTGGGACCATCTGCGGAACGTTATCTGCAACCACAGGAGTAGGTTGTTGGGTTTGGAGGTTAGCTGATGCCTGGTTAATCTCATCCAGAAGAACCTTGCAGTCCGACATGTAGTTCCTAACCAGAGCCAGAACATCTTCAGGTGCACCCTTGGATCTCAGCCGTAGGTAAGTGCGGTGGGAAATATCTATGGCCTTCTGGAGGTTGTCGAATTCCTCTGGCGGTTTATATTCACCCTTCTCTATAATGTCTGCTATTGCATCCCGGATCGCGTAGGTATCGGCTAGGCGAATTTCCTTGTATGCAGACATGTCAGGGAAATCAAGGAGCTCAAAGGCGGTATCGTCATCAATCTTACCAGCTGCTAACATTTCCTCCACCATCTGCAGTCTACCTTCAGGGGAATTAGGCAACATACTAGTGGGGAACACGTCTATCTGCTGGTCAGCTAATTCAAGGTCCAGGTCAGTCCACTTCTCAGTGTAGTTACCCTTCTTCTTGTCGTAGGCCTTAAGCTCAAAGTCAGGATTAAGTTTTGCTGCGCGTTTGGCTGCTTCCACCGTGCGGGCATACAGTTCAATGTGCATGTCCTCATAGTCTTGGCCAACTAGAACAAACCGTTCGGTCTCAATGTCGTTGTAGGTCTGCAGCGCCTTACCAGAGTTTAAGCCAGAGGGTTTCTCAGATCTAGCAGACAGTTCAGATATACCAGTGGTGCGGTAAGACTGTTGGATCAACCAGTCCAAGTAGCGGAACACTTGTTCACCAATAGGATTGGGTGCTACGTACTGTGGAGCAATGTTGCCGTTGTACTTGATGATGGTCCCTATGGTATTGTTCAAGTGGGATCCAGGGATCTGTGCTTGGGTAGACACTAGCCACTTGGGTGAGTGACCCAGGTGCATCGACTGCTGAATGAAGTACATGATCTTGGAGATTTCCATCTGGATACCGTGGAGCTCATCTATTAGAGACTGTCCCCAGAAGCCAACTGACGGCTTAGACCACCTGAAGAACACGAAAGGAAACTCATTGTCTGTCCACGGTTCATCCAGTAGGGTGTAGTTGTCTATGCAGATGACGTGTCTGCCTTCATCCTTCTCAGAGGGTAAGTGCCACGCCTCATAGACGCGGACGATGTCACTCTTGGAGTTCATACCAGTTACCCGGTAGGAGTTAGCTTTGGCAATTGCTTCTCTTTTGTCAGCCTTAGAGTACATTCCTAACAGCTGGGCACGGTCCACGTAGTGGTACTGGAATAGGGAACGTGGTTTACCGTGGATGGCTTCCAGGTCATCTACTAGCAGGTAGGAGCAGAGTACGCGTTCGTAGGTGATACCAGATGCATCAGCTACTACCTTCATTGCTCCTGTACCCGTGATAGCAGCATCTAGGAACACCTTGCGTGACACTGAATGGACATTCTGTTTCTGCCAGTGACCCCTGATTGCTTTATCTAGGCGCTCTGCTTTACGTTGGATATCCCAGTCTGCTCCGTCTGTTAAGAGGGTAGGCTTAACTTTGTTCTTGGAGATCTTAGCGGCCACAGTGTCGCAGCAGGATTTGCACACGTTGAGGGAGATTCTGGACTCCTTGGCCACACCCGGGAAGCTATTATATTGGGTGTAGTCTGGGTTTCCCTGGTAGGGGGAGGCTAACGCGTTGTTATACAACCGGATATTCCTATTGATTAAGGTAAGACGTCCAGTCTGCTCGTGTTCCAGAAAAGCGATTAGTGCTTTCACTGCTGCATGAACATCATTCTTAGGTGATTGATACCAAAGGTCCTGCAGTGGTGCATCAGCTGATAAAGAGTTAAGCATAGATTTATTCCTCTAGAGAGTTGAGGGATTTGTTCGCTACTACTATTAGTATTCTTTTTATCAGAGGGGTTTTACTTGGGTCACTGATATAATAAAGATTAGGGTATAATTGACAACAAGGAGGAATGATTATGTGGTTTACTTTAGGGTCTATGGAACTAGACGTAATGTTAGGTTTAGAGCGAGGTGACGACATGAGTAGTTACCAGAATTTCATCATGGATGTTTACGAGATTAAATTCAAGAGAGAATCTAAGATTGAATCTCTTCCACCTCTAGGGGTGAGTGTACTACATCTACTGAGAACTGAGGAATAAAGTCTAAGTTAGTGGGCTGTATGGGTTGAGCTGGTTGATTATCTATTAGCATGATGTCAGCTTTTAAGGTTCCCAGTTCTATGTGAGGGATACCGTTAGATCGGCACCAGGATAGAAGGTCTTTTATTTGGTCTAGGTTGAGGTCCATGTTAGATTCCTTTTATGTAGAGTATTTGGTCTTTCTCGTCTTCATCTTTTGAGTCAAGTGAAAACATATCTATATTATAACCATTCTTGGTCTTGGTTAGTATTTTAGCTTTAGTAGCGGCACGCTTGTGTAGGTGACCGATCACGAAGGTTGATTCGGATACTGTACGTTTTTCCGCAGTTACATGAGTAGGATTGAAGTGAATTAAAGCGGTAAATACTTCAGCCATAAGGTACGCTTGAACATCTCGTAGGGTCCAACCAGAGTTACCTAGTGCTACGTCTAAGTTACCTTCACGTATGTAGATACCACGGAAGCACCGGACTATGTA